AGTAGTGCGGGACATTCCTCTAGTTACATGATGCGTGCGCTAGGAAGTCATACTAATACTAAAATACAACTAGTTTCCACAGGAAATAGTGAAACTTTTGGTGGAAATGCTGATACTGATGGTTCGTCACTGCTGATATGGGCTAGTGAACCAAGTCTAACTTATAGTGGTAGCGGTATTGGTTCTAATATGACTTGTAGTCCACTTGCCACGGACAACAGACAATTCACTGGACAAGGACAAGCGTTTATTCGATTCACCGCCGACGGCAGTATGGGATTCCATACAGCACCAGTGGGAACGCTTATCTTACCAACAACTCCCCGTGTTTCGATTTCTCCTGCGGGTGCGCTGAATGCGGGTGCGCTGAATGCGGGTGCGCTGAATGTGTCAGGTGTGGGTGCATTCACAAGAATTTCTGCGTGGGATGGAGCCAGTGATCTCAACTCTAGTTATAGGATTTCTGCCAAAGCACCTCCAGGAACTGATAATAAGGGTGCTCTATTAGGATATTCAAATGATCAGTTGACTTACGGACTGGTGGGGTTCAATAACCTTTACTCTTTCTATGGTGAGGGAAAAATTTACACCAATGGAACTATTCAGGGTACATCAACTATGACACCTGGTGCATGGGTAAATGGTGCAGCACCAAAATCTTACATAGGCACCGCTGCTCCTATTTTGGCAAATTTCCCCATCTCAGGTTCTATTTGGTTTGTGGTGTAATCCTTTAATCCTCTAATCATTGAAATTCTAATATGACAATACCAAACAGCGATAGACACGGATTCTGGGTGAACAACAACGGAACCCCACAACTTATTCATGCAGCATGGGTAAACAATGGTGGAACTCCCACAGCAGCAAAAGAAGTGTGGATAAACAATGAAGGAACACCCACAAGAGTTTTTCCTCCCCGTGCCTATGTTGTAGAATTGGTTGCTGTTGGAAGTTTTTTAGGAGGACTGGGTTGTACTTTAGTAGATACAACTAATACAACATTCACATCACCTGGTAATGATGGTTGGGCTAATATTGGAAATTGGAATGGAATATGGGGAGGAGTTCAACAGGCTGGTCCAAAACAAACAACATTTGCATTTCGCCGTTGGGACAGATATGATGCAAACGGACATTACGATTTTTCTCAGCCAAATAAAGTTAGAAGAACAACTGCTACTGGTGCTGCTGTTGGACTAGGGCACGGAGGATTATGGAAAACTTTATTACAAACTTCACCATATGATCCAAACGACAACAGAACCCATTCTCCGTTTGTAGTCATAGAACCTGGTTCTAAAATTTTGTGTATAAGACTACACTCTTGCAAAACTTATTCGGGAGGAGGTGGTGAAGCAGGGTCAGGTCCTATGGGAACGATTCACTTTGTATCGGGCAATGCCACATATTTTGGATCTCAAAGTGTAGGTGTAACCCTTCCGTCATTTGGTGTAAATACAGGTACTGATGTTCCATCAACTCAAGATAATCCTATTGGATTAATGGTCAATAGTGCAAGCAATGCGGTTGCTCAGGGTTTCGGTATTGTATCTGCTCACGGTACTAGGGGAGGATTTGGGGTGTCTACCTCCAGCACGGTTTTGGCTTCAAACACTCTAAATAATGGAACATGGATGACTACTAAAAACTATAGTTCTACTCCTACTAGCACACTTTACGGATACGATAACTCAAGCACATTAGGATCAACTACTGTTGTAACTGCTGGTACTCTTCCTGCACTCACAACTGGTGTTGGTGGGAATACCAATTCAATAGGTTCTGGTCATGTTGGTTGGAAGTATATAACTATAGACGCAGATGATACGAGTGGAGCCGCAGGTAATTCACTCTATAATTTCATGATGACAGCAACTAATTTTTCAGCCAACCGCTCTATCGGAAGCACCCTATTCCTTGTTATTCCTCCGTAAAACGGTGATATGTAAAGTGAAAGCATAAATAGCAGTAGACTCGCACACAGGAACACTAAATGGCACAATCAGCACTTCCGTATCCAAGTAATCCATCACTAGAGCAGTTAAAGGTGCTTGCCGCCGATTCGGTGATCTACTTAGCACCAACTGGCAGCGATGGCACAGGAGACGGCAGTCTGGCAAAGCCGTATCGTACTCTGCAAAAGTGTATGGATGTTGCTCGTACTTACACAATTGTGGGAAGTGCCACCCTGTACATCCGCTTTCTGCGGGGCGAATACACAATTACTCAAAATGTAGACCTGTACCACCCACAGGGCGGAAACCTTATTATTGAGGGTGATCCTGCGGAATTCAAACAGCGATACTTGTGGCAAGTAGAGAACTACACTTGGAACATTGATAATTTTGCTGGTGGTGGACACACAGGCAGCATTCGCTTGTTTGATGGTCTTACCGCAACTGCGGGTGGTGTCACCATGCACGGGTTTACCAGTCCCGATCAGGGAATGTATTTCACAATTACTAATGCAGCATTAGATGCTCCTATGTACGGTTATGCTGAGAGTAATGGAATTAACACCACTAATTATCGTGAGAGTGCGTACTCTGTATTGTATGCGGGTGATAATTTCTTTAATCACGGAGCGTCATGCGAAGACTCGCTGGCAGTTCTAGGAATTGGACGAATTATTGGAGCCACAACAAGTAATACGGTGCTACAGGTTCAGTTTCAAAACCCAAATATAGACAGTCGGTGTCCTGGATTAACTTGGGGTGGAGGAAATGCGGGAGTAAACAATACTATCTCATGGGGCGGGGTTCCGAGCAATTACCCTGAACCGCAGTACTCGCAACCAAACGGGTATTACGGTCCAACTAATGCTCAACAGGCTAGTCCTTATCCGTGGAAAAGTTCTGCACAAGGCACTGTGCTGTATCCAGTAAATCCTGGTGTATCGCACAACACTCTAGACGCATATTTGCTTTCCACTTATCCTGTTGTTATTCGTATTTCTGCTGGATTTGGTGTGATTGGCGGTGGAAGTGCTTCTACAACTGGAACTTTGTTTTTGAAAAATGGAACACTGAAAGCCTTACGCAATCTGTTCTTTGCAAGCAATGCAGAGCCGTTTGTTGGCACCAACGGAACCACGGGATCAGTTTTGAATACATCTCAAGGATTGATTAGTGCGTTTGCTTCTTCGGATAATGGAACAGGAATCTATTTTGAAAACGCAAAGGTAGCAATTCGGCATTTGGGATTCTACGGCATGAATACAGCAGTGTCTGGACACAACAGTATTATTACTGCGTATTGGGATAAAATGGGAGCCACTGGCACCCTTCATCAAGGGGGGGCATATGCACTACAAAACACCCTAGACAATTCTCCTGTTATATGCACAACGCAAGTAACTCGCGGAATTGTAGCAAAAAACTGCACCATAGATTTCACGAGTGCCGCAGCATTAAACAACGAATTAGTCTTTGATTCAAGACAAAGTGGGTGCTATATTTCTTCAACTGCTCGTGGGGTGGAGTTAACAGGCACACAATTCAGAGCACATTCACTGCAATACAGTGGTGCGGGTGATGCTCCCCAATTCTTGGCTAAATTTTGGATTCCTGTGTTTTCTGGAATGACCGCCACCACAGGAGCATCGGCTCACGCAATTGCTTATGGTGGAAGTAACTACTGGAAAACTTTTCCTGTTGCTAAACTGTTTATGCAGCCCGCAGGTGAATCCGAAGTAGAAATTGGATACTGCTATAGTGTTAATAACTCAGGAGCAGTAGCATCAGGAACACTACTTACTGGAAGCACCGCTGGTACTGCTCAACTGATTGCACCTAATACAGTCCATGCAACTTCGTATGAATATATCAATCTGCTCGGTATAAAAACAGCACCACACGGACTGAGTTATATGGATACTAATGATATTACAAGGGGAATTACTACTGGAGCAGGAGGAACATTTAGTATTAGATTCTATAAAGACATGACTTTATCAGGTGTTTCTGCTTCTATTACTATTGGTATATCGAGTGTTGCTGTACAGGGCGCAAACGGTGTAACCATTGGATATTTCAATATGCCAAACGGTTCATCGAACACAGGTAATGCTGCTTCATATTTTAATTCACTAAATGCTTGGGGGTTTGATTACCATATTGTTTGGGGAAACTACTCTAACGGAGCGGTGCGAATTCGAGACGATTCTAGTATGCATATAGAAAAAAGTCTAGTTATTTACAACGGAGGATACTCTCCTGTTGATGTTCGTAGAAATTCTTCTCTTATTGTTGGCAGCACTCGTGCTCTTGCAGGTAATCCAACCTTGACTACTTCAGTATACGATATAGTAGAAGGTGTGCCAATGGTCGGAAATTTGTCTATTACTGGATTCGCAGGAAAAGCCCTGCGGGTTTCTGAAAACAGTACAGCCACCGTGGGTGCAATGTTTGTTAAACATCCTCTTCAGAGTGATCCTAGTGTTGGTGGCATTGCCAATATTGGTAAGTCTGCTACTCCCCTAGTACTTGTTGATAAAGCATCTTCTGCGTCTTTTGGTCGAATATACGCAGTGACTCATCCAGCAGGAAAGTTGATAGAAGATCCAGGAGTGGCGGGAGTGGGTTTGTGGACTACTCTTAGCGGAGTAAAGTGGGGAAATCATCATTCTTCTATCGCCGAATCCATGATGCGTGCCGAATCAGGAAGCCGTATTTTCTTGTCTGGTGCAGGATCTATGTTTGCATTCGATGGTGGAACCGCTGAAATGAAACGCTCTAGACAAGATTATTCTATATTTGGATCAGGATCTGCATCAGTTATTATTTCTGAAGGATCTTTGACATATGATGATAATTCTCAATCTGCCATTAGTTCCACTACTAAAACTATAACAGATGTTCGTGCTACTACTCCTACAAATATTCAAAGAATTATGACACGATCTCCATCGACTCCTAATAATAGATACTTGCGTGGGGCAACCGCCACGCCGAGAACATGGTTAGGTGATCAAAGTGGAACTGAACACAACTATGTTCCAGCAATAACTAATCTAGGTAGAATATTAGGAAGTGGATTGATAGGATTTGCAGCAAATGCAACAGGATGTACTCTTTCCATAATATATGATAAAAATGGATTTGCCTCAAACTAACAGAACCCATCCATGAACAAAAAACTAGTAACCATAAACAGTAGCGGTGAAATTGTTTCCGAGCAATTGGGATACGATTCTGCTTCATTCACCCCATCATCTACTCCTAGTGGTTTCTATTCCATTATTGTGGATGAGGACATTAAGGGACAGAGTACATTTCGAACCATTACTCTGCCTGATGGAAGCACTGGATCTCAGGGAATTTCTATTAGTCCTGTTACCGAGCAAATACTGAATGGTGTAATCAGAGGCTCATTCAATATAAATGAGCAGGTGTTTCAGTCGCAGTATATTCCAACTCTCATTAACGGACTTGCTTTGGGTGGAGCCACCGCAGATCAGTTCCTTCCCACAGTGGCAACCATTGGACTCACTGGCACCGAATTGGGCAATCGCTCTATTCAGTTCAAGGGATCGTACCTTGACACCAATACAAAGGCGGCAGGACTTCAACTTCCTGCGTTCACAACCACATCGGTTCCGTATTACATGATGGAGGGATTCTTGTACCTAGAAACGGAACCGTCCACAAACTACGATCCTATTCTTATTACTCGTAGTGCCAATGGAGCAACCGATACCACCAATGACTCCTTCCGTTTTGAATACGACACAAGCAGCAAGCAGTTGCAATTCCATTTCTCAACAAGCAATTGGAGTAGTGCTGGCTATCAAACTACTCTCAATGTGTGTCCTGCAAACGGAGTCACAGTTGGTCAATGGCATCAGTTTGCTATTGCGTACTCCAATGTTGGCGCGTCCGCAACAGTTTCTTCGTATTGGAACGGAAACCGATACGCACAAACCACAGGCATTTCGGGAGATCTAAAGAACAGCACAGGTTTCTTCATGCTTGGCAGTGGTGCATCAGGAGACAAGCCGCTCAAGGGCTATTTGGAACACATCATGGTCAGCATGGGAACCACCTCAGCGGCTCTTCGTGAGTTCCCTCACTCTGCAACTGGTCCTGTGAGTACCAATCAGTTTGCTGGAGACTACACGGTGTACGCCATGAGCATGAACGGTCCACTGGGCAGTAGCCTGTTTCCTTCTACCAACACCAAACGAGTCGTATCTGCAATTACATTCACTGATCGTTTCGGCGACAGACTTGGTGTTGCAAATGTGAGTCGCGAAAACACTTCCGTTCATGGTGTTACCCTGTTTGCGGGTGTGGACGGTGGTCACACGGCTTCTTCTGTTGGAGCAAGTGCAGGATACCTGTTTGGATTCGATAGCGGTGCGTGCATGATCATTGCAGGAGTAACTTCTACTATTTCCTTGCTTGCAGACTCAAAGAAGATCAAGGGAAACTTGATAGATCATAGCATTGCGTATTTGAATGGTTCAACCGCCATGCGTGGTGTGTGTGCCTCACCAGGAGATTTCCCCGTACTATTTGCGGGATCTTCTGCGTCTTTCTCTGGTCAAACCTTCTCGTTCCTTGCAACATCTGCTAATGTGTCAATACTTCGCAGTATATACGATAATATTATTATTGCTGGTCTGACTGCACCGTTCAACCTCCCTGATTTTGAGGGAAATATGTACACATTCTCTACAGGTGGAGTGAAAAATCTGTACGCTGATGTGGTTTCATATCAGTCCACTGGATTTAGGCTTGGAACTGCTTTAAAATCAGCGGTTGCAGCAGCAACAACAAAATCTGATTTATACCAACTAAACGGATTGGGTGGCGAAGGACTAGTAAACAAACTTGCTCCACAACTTACTACTAATGGATTCCTGTACTTGACAGGAAAAGCCAAAGCAACAAAGAAAACAAACAATCCTGAAACGCAAAATACTGTATCCTTTACAATAGTTGAAGGATTAAACGAAGAGTGAATCTCATGAAACTTATTCATTATGGAACTAGTGGAACCGTACAGATCAACGGCAACGAATACCGATTTGCAGACTTGCTGAAAATCGAACCTGCGTATTCTGCACCGCATGGATTTGGCACACGAGTATACGAGCGTGGAGTACGGCATTATATAACAGATGGACACAATCTGCTATATCTACCGTCCACGGATGCCGAATGTGACCGCATTTGTAATCGAGAGGGTGAATTGGCAAGGCTTGTTGTTCGTCTTCAAGCCGAAAACGAGTAGTGTCTCGTTCTTCTAAATAGAATAAAGGAGACACTGAATGGCGAATCCACGCACACGACAAGAACTCAAAGACTATTGCCTTCGCGCACTGGGAGCACCAGTAATCGAAATCAATGTGGATGACCAGCAAGTGGAAGACCGCATTGATGAGGCTCTTCGTTATTTTGTGGATTGGAACTCCCACGCCAGCGAAAAGCGGTACTACAAGTATCAGGTAACGGAACAAGACAGAACCAACGGGTACATTAATACCAATTCTGTTGGCTTAGACGGAACAAATATTATTTCTATTAGCCGCGTGTTTCAGGTGGGCTTTAATCTACAGATGAACAATGTGTTTAATGTTCGCTATCAGATGGCACTGAATGACTTTTACGGTTTGCGTACAGGACAAGCCAACATGAACTTCTTTGTGTCCACGATGCAGTATGTGGAAATGTTGCAGCAGTTGCTTGATCCTGAGAAGCAGACGCAGTTCAGCAGATACGGCAACAAACTCACCATCCACATGAACTGGCAGGATTTCTATGCGGGACAGTACTTGCTTATCGAAGCGTACACATCACTTGATCCCGACACATACGGTGAAATCTATGGTGATACAATGCTAAAGAAATACACTACTGCTCTTATTAAACGGCAGTGGGGTGCCAATCTTTCTAAGTATGATGGCATTCCGCTGCCAGGAAATATTACATTTAATGGAGCGCGTATCTATCAAGAAGCACTGGATGAAGTTACAAAAATCGAAGACGATGTTCTGCTCAAGTATCAGGATCCACCTGACTTTATTACAGGATAACCATGACAGTCAATCCGTATTTTCGTAGGAACAAGAAAGGCGAACAAAGCCTACTTGAATCACTCACGACCGAGGCAATCAAAATCCACGGTCATGAGATGATCTATTTGCCACGCGAAAAGGTAACGGAAGATCTTATTCTTGGAGAAGAAGTTTCCGAGTTTGTGGATTCTAGTCGTATTGAGATGTACTTGGAAAACGCCGAAGGATTTGATGGCGATGCTGAAATGAGTCGGTTTGGTTTGGATGTAAAGGATGCTGCCACATTTATTGTGTCACGCAAGCGGTTTATGGATGTCATGGGTTACCATGATGACATTCGGCGGCTTGGTCGTCCACGAGAAGGCGATATCATCTTCTTTGACTATCCGTACTCCATGTTTGAAATCAAGTTTGTAAAGCACGACAATCCGTTTTATCCAGGCGGTGATCGGTATTCATTCAAGTTGAGTTGCGAAATATTCAAGTATTCGAATGAGAAGATCAGTACAGGGGAAACTGAAATGGATGATATCATGGAGATTTCCTCTTCGTATCTGCAAGGGCTTACCTTTGGTGGTGGCGCAGGAACCTATGCTGTGGGCGAAGAGGTGTATACAGGTGCTTTGGCAACGAAGAAGGCGTATGGAAATGTTAATATATTCACTATTCCTGCTCAGGGTGCTAAGAGTATGCGAGTGAATCGTCGAGAAGGTGTTTTTGAAGTTGGTGATCTGCTGATTGGAGTTGTAAGCGGAGCCTCGTATACGATTTCTGGTGTTTACGATACCACAGTTCGCGCAGGACATCAGGAACAGCAGGACAACGAGCAGTTGGATTTGGAAACAGAGAGAGACAATATCTTTGACCATACTGATGCTGATCCATTCAGTGAAGGAAATTATTAATTGTTCACCAACTTCTACAATGGCTCGATTCGCCGCATGGTCGCTGCATTTGGTTCTTTGTTCAACCAAATCTATATCGACAAGGAAGAGAGCGGTGGCACAAAAACCATGCTTGTTCCTATTGCCTATGCTGGCAAAGAAAAGTTCAAGGTGCGGCTTGCAGGTGATCCCAATCTACAAAATCCCAATCAGATCACACTTCCCCGTATTTCTTTTGAAATCACTGGTTATATGTACGATGGAAACCGTAAACGCAACAGCGTGACACGGCATTTTGTTCGTCCCACTACAAGCAATCCTAGTGGAGTAGACTACACCTACGCAGAAGTACCGTACAACATTGACTTTGGACTGTATGTGTATGTGCGAAACATGGAAGACGGTTTGCGAATCATTGAACAGATTCTTCCATTTTTTGCTCCTGAATTCGTGGTTACTATAAACTTTGATACTATCAATAAAAAAATTGATGTTCCAATCTATCTGAATTCTGTATCAACAGAAGAAGACTACGAGGGTGATTTTGAAACGCGGCGTAGCATTGTGTTTACGCTGAATTTCACCATGAAGACCCATCTGTTTGGTGCAGAAAAGAATTACAAGGAAATCCGCGTAGTTCAGGCTGGCATATGGAATGGTGAAATGTTCAGTGATACTTTTGTTGGTGGCATCTCATACGCACCAGGAAACACCACTGATACTCCTAATTACGCAAAAGCACTTGTTGGTATATCTGGTCCAAGCGGAGCCAGTTCCAATGCTAATGACTACGGCGCATACGCCAAGGTGTATCAGAATCTTTCTGGTGGTGGAACTACATACGCTACGGCAATGGCTGCGGGTGGCTTGACGGTTGATTGGAATATCTGAGGAGTACAATATGAGTGGATTTGATAATATTGAGAAGGCTCTCGGAGCAGAGCCTGTGAAATCTTTTATTGTTCCTCCCCATGCAGTTCTTGCAAAGGTTGATCCTGTTCCTCTCACAGACGAGAAACTAGAAAAAGACCTGAAGACTGACTATGAGGTGGTACGAGAAAATTTAAAGGAACTTGTTGACATGGGTAAGAACGCGCTTGATGGCGTTATTGCTGTGGCACAAGAAGGCGATCAGCCACGAGCCTATGAAGTGGTTGCTCTAATGATCAAGACTCTAGCGGACACCAACAAAGAACTATTGGATCTGCACAACAAGGTGAAGAGCATCCGCAAGATAGATCAGTCGGTCACAAATAACAACACGACTAATCAGTCCATCTATGTGGGATCAACAAAAGAACTGCAAGACATTATTAATTCCGCTCGTTCATCCACCAAGGCTTTCAACAATAGACCTGATGTGCTTGAGTCTATAGTAGAGGACAAGAACGATGAGCAGTAAGAGCAACAAGTATCTTGGTAATGCCAATCTGAAGTCTGCGGGAGTAAATATCAACTTCTCGCCAGAGCAGATTGAAGAGTACATGAAGTGTGCAAACGATCCTCTATATTTCATTAGCAACTATGTAAAGATTGTTTCTCTTGACAAAGGATTGGTGCCATTCGAGCCGTATGATTTCCAAGAGGAAATGATTGAATCGGTTCACAAGAATCGCTTTGTTATTATGAAGTGTCCGCGTCAGAGCGGAAAATCCACAACAATGGTTTCGTATCTGCTGCACTACATTCTGTTTAATCAGAATATGAGTGTGGCTATTCTTGCAAATAAACTCAGTACTGCACGAGAACTGCTTGGTCGCCTAAAACTAGCCTACGAGTACCTGCCCATGTGGTTGCAGCAGGGTGTAGTAGAGTGGAACAAGGGATCCATTGTCCTAGAGAACGGCTCTAAGGCATTGGCAGCGGCTACATCGTCATCGGCTGTTCGTGGTGGTTCGTATAACTGTATTATGCTTGACGAGTTTGCCTATGTTCCTCAGAATGTGGCAGAGGAGTTCTTTTCTTCGGTGTACCCCACGATTACAAGCGGTAAAGACACAAAGGTAATTATTGTGTCCACCCCCAAGGGGTTGAATATGTTCTACCGCCTATGGGTGAACGCAACGAAGAAGCCAGGCGAAGAAGGCAAGAACGAATACTTTGCTCTTGATGTGCATTGGCGAGATGTTCCTGGTCGAGATGACGAGTGGAAAAAGCAAACCATTGCAAACACAAGCGTGGAGCAATTCCGCACCGAGTTTGAAACCGAATTCTTGGGATCCATGCACACCCTTGTGGCTCCTGAAAAACTCAAGTGTTTGGTGTACCGTACACCTGAGTTTATTAATAATGAAGGGCTACGAATATATCAGCGTCCCATTCCCGACCACAAGTACATCATGGTGGTGGATACGGCACGGGGACAGGGACAAGACTACCACGCGTTCTCTGTGGTGGATGTGTCATGCATTCCATATCAGGTGGTTGCCACATTCAGAAATAATATGTTGGCTCCCATGTTGTACCCCAATGCCATTTACCCTATTGCACGGCAGTACAACAACGCGTACACCCTTGTAGAAATTAATGATATTGGTGGACAGGTTGCCGACATTCTTCACGATGAATTGGAATACGACAATATCATTTATGTTTCCATGCAGGGACGCAAGGGTCAGGTGGTGAACGGTGGCTTTGGAGCCAAAGGCTCGTCCATTAACGGGGTCAAGACCTCTACAGCGGTAAAGCGTATTGGCTGCTCTATTTTGAAAAATTTGATTGAAGACACCAAACTCATTGTGGAAGACTTTAATACGGTGGACGAACTCACCACCTTTGTGGCAAAGGGAGACTCTTTCGAGGCAGAAGACAACCACCACGATGACCTTGCAATGACGCTTGTGCTGTTTTCGTGGCTGACCACCCAAGCCTATTTCAAGAGCATTACAGGCAGCGATATCCGAAAAGACCTGTACGAAGAACAAATTAAAAATTTAGAAGAAGAAATGACCCCTTTTGGCTTTGTGGATGACGGTGATTCTCCCGCTGCTATTGTGGATAATCATGGAACAGTTTGGCGCGGCGGAACTAACGAAAACCTAGATATGGGGTGGACATTTTAATCCACCTGTGAATCCTTCAGAATAATACATACAATCAGAAGCGCAGTCACCACGAATTGACTTCTTCACGAAGGAGAACCCAAAATGGCATTTAGAGTAAGTCCTGGCGTAAGTATCAAAGAAATCGACCTGACCACAGTTGTTCCTGCTGTCGCAACCACTCCTGGTGGTTTCGCTGGCTACTTCCACTCTGGTCCTGCGGACGAAATCGTTACCGTAACAAACGAAAGCGAACTGGTTAGTATCTTCGGCAAGCCGCAGAACGACAACTATGTGGACTTCTTTACCGCAGCAAACTTCCTGTCATACGGAAACAATATGCAGGTGGTTCGTGTGCTTGGATCTGGTGCCAAAAACTCTACGGTCACGGCGACTGGCGGTATAGGTGTTGCCACTTTGCTTATCACCAACTCAGTAAACTTTGGAGCAAGCGCAGGTCTTACTGCATCCGCTCCTGCTCAGGCAGGAGTCTTGTTTGCTTCGAAGTATCCTGGTGTTCTTGGAAACAGCGTGAAAGTTGTTGTTACAACTGGAGCGGGAACCACCACAGGAGGACTTACTTCTGGTGCGTCTATGGGAGCCAGTGCATTAAGCATTAAGGCACCAAGTGGTACTTTTGGATTTAGTGTGGGCGACGAACTCACATTTGCAGACGGAACATCAGTCACGGTAAGCGGTGTGCTTCAAAGTGGGGTTGCAAGAACCCCATCTTCTGGAGACATTTTTGGTGTTACTGGTAGTGCAATTCATGGAATTACGCTTACACTGCAAACACTACTGCCAACGGCTCAAGTCGCCAACGCAACATATACGCACAAGAGCGTTTACGCAAAGATGATTGGTTCTACCTCTACAACCACTCCATATGCAGCAGACGCATTTGGATCGGGAGATCAAATCAATGTGCTTGTTCTTGACAAAGACGGAGTACTAACAGGAACAGCAAACACTGTGCTTGAGAAGTTTGAAGGCTTGTCTCGCGCAGAGGACGCAAAGAAGTTTGACGGCAGCAGCAATTACTACCGCACAGTAGTAAACGCGCAGTCCAAGTATGTCTGGGCACTATCACGCGATGTTTCAGGCAACACAGCATATGCTGCCACCAAGACAAATTGGAATACGCTGGGTTCTTCGCTTGCACACCAAACACAATTGGCAGATAGTGTAAACTCTTTCCATCTATCGGGAGCCGTTTCCGCCGCACCAACCGTATCAGAACTGTACGCAAACGGATGGAGCAAGTTTGCCGATGCGGATGCAGTGGATGTGTCTCTGCTTCCAATGGGTGGGGCTTCAGCCACTCTTGCTCAACTAGTTGTGCAGAATGTCTGCGAGAAGCGTCTTGACTGTATGGCATTCGTTTCTCCAGCACAGAGCGATGTTGAAAATAAATTGCCGTATCAAGCCTTGAACAGCCTCAAGACTTTCCGCGACACCACCTTCAACATTAACTCATCCTACGCAGTCATTGACAGCGGTTGGAAGTACCAGTTGGACACCTACAACAATGTGCTTCGGATTATGCCTCTGAACGCGGATATTGCAGGATTGGTTGCTCGTACCGAGTTCACCAACGAAGCGTGGTTCTCGCCAGCAGGATTCAATCGTGGTCAACTGAAGAATGTTGTTAAGTTGGCGTACAATCCATCTGCGGAAGCACATCGTGACGAGTTGTACACCCGTCAGGTAAATCCTGTGGTATCGTTCCCAGGCGAAGGGGTAATCCTGTTCGGCGACAAAACCGCTCAGTCTCGCCCAAGTGCGTTTGATCGCATCAATGTGCGCCGTCTGTTCATTATTCTT